TTTGTTGTTGTTTATAAACCCATCACCCTCGGTACAGAATAGCACCAGGGGTGATAAAAATAATATAAATGTAACCTTTGAAATAGACCTAACGAGTCTCAATATTTCAACTCAAATTTAGGAGTGAAATCTTCAAGAGGTAATTGTCGTAATACTCGGTTGGGATTTCGTTCTTGGTTATTAGGAAGAACTTTAATACGAAATGGAAAATGTTTCTGAATTGATTTTTCATCGTCATCATCGTCATCTGCACTACGAATAATTCCAGAGTCTTCAATTTGCATTCCAAGGATGTCATCCATACTAGGCATTTCTTCTGTAGGATCAATTGCCCACATAATATCATTCTTTTTTGCCCATGCTTTCATTCTACGAACAGGTACCATTAAATTGAATCCTTCTCCTGCTCCACGAACAATCATTCCCACATACTTTCCATTTTGCAAATAAACTCCTCCACCTGAACTTCCTGGAAATGCCGTAACCGTGGTTTGATCATATTCGTATTTATCAAGTGTTCTTCCTACTTGAGAAATGATACCAGTTGTCATTGAGTTTGCACCCATTTGACCAAGCAACGAACCAACATGAAATAAACTCGTTCCGATTGGCACAATGCCATCATTAGCATCACTTAAATTAAATTCAACTCCTTCTTTTGCATAATCAGTAGCACGAACCATAAGAAGTGCTAAATCGTGACCATCTTTGTAATCTGAGTATTTGATTACTTTGGCATCCATTTTCATTTCACCGACACGTCTGCCTTTTTCTACAAGTTCTTTAACAATAGACGCATCATCAAATTCTACAAGTTTAACTGGACTTCCTCCTTCAATAACACTTCTTACTTTACGAAGATTATCAACAACATGGGCAGCTGTCCAAACAAAAGTAACTTTTTTTCCGTCTACTTCACGGATGATCATAGCACCAGAACCTTCTGAACTACTATATCGTGCTTTTGCTTTTATAGTAACCGATACATCTTGTAAATGGTCTGCAACTTCTCGTACTTGTTTAGCACTTGGGGCTCCTATTGAAATGTTTACTGAAAATGCCGTTATGGCCACTACTAAAAAAAGTTTGATTGCGTTCATAGATGCTACCCCTCTGGGTTTGAGATTAATAATATAGTTATATATATTAACCCAAACGCACTTTTAGGTCAATCTTTATTGTTTATTGACAACTTTCACATATCTCTCCACGCATTTTTGCTTCTAAACTACACAACGAAGGTTCAGTTGTTTCTTGTGAATTTTCAGTATCTGTGGTGTGTTCTTCTACATTTGATCCAGTTGACTTTTCAATTGCACTTGCCGCCAAATTCCGCAAATAGTAAGTTGTTTTTAATCCACTTTTCCATGCGTGTGTATAAATGTCATTCAAAAACTTCATACTGCTTTTGTCGTTGTAAAGATTCAAACTTTGTCCTTGATCAATCCACTTTTGACGAGCAGCCGCACAATCAATAAGTTTGAATTGATCTTGTTGAAATGCAGTAACATATTTTTCTTTTATCCATTGAGGAATTGAACCATTTAGTTTGCTAAGATCACCATCAACAGTTTTAACCAAGTTGGCAAGTTCTTTTGTCCAAATTCCTTCTGCTTTCATATCATTAACAAAGTATTCGTTCATCATTGTAAACTCACCACTTAAAGTAGAATACACAAAAATAACTCCAAAGTTTGGTTCAATGCTTTGTGAACATCCTGCAATGTAACTAATTGTTGCAGTTGGAGCAATTGCCATTGTATTGGAATTACGCATTCCTTGTTTAGCAACTTTCTTTTTGAGTTTGTCCCAATTTTTTCTAAGATTCACTTCGTCAGAATTTCCACGAAGTTTCATAACCTCTTTCCAAGTATCAATCGGAAATGTTCCTTTGCTCCAAAGACTTCCTGTGTATGATTCGTAAGTTTCTTTTTCTACTGCCATATCAGACGAAGATTCAATTGCGAAATAAGAAATGTTTTCATAAATTTCATCACTAATACGAATTGCATCATCACTTCCGTAGTTGACACTAAACTCATAAAACATATCGTGCCAACCCATTGTTCCTAATCCAACAGGACGATGAGTCATATTACTTTTACGTGCTTCTTCGGTTGGATAATAATTTAGATCAATAACATTATCTAACATACGCATTGCCATTTTGGTGCTTGCTTCTAGTTTTTTGTAATCAATAAATTTTTCACCATTTTTATCTACACCTACGTGTCGTTTCAAATTGATGCTTGCCAAATTGCAAGTTGCAGTTTCTCCGTATTCTTTAACGGTGCGTGTGCCATCATCTGCGTGAATAGTTGGTTTGGTATGAAGAAGAATCTCTGTACACAAATTACTGCTATGTACCGTTCCTACGTGCTGATTACTATACCGAATGTTACTTGGGTCTTTGAAAGTTACCCACGGATGTCCTGTTTCAAAAATACTTTTCAACATTTTCTTCCAAAGGTCTTTTGCGTTGAGTTCACGAAAAACATTCAATTCTCCGTCTTGACCTTTTTTAACATATTCCCAATATTTTGTTTCAAATGCTTCACCGAAAGTTTCGTGTAATTCAGGAACTTCATTGGGACTAAACAAATACCAAGGTCCATCTGCTTCAACTTGTTTCATAAACAAATCAGGAATCCAATTTGCAGTATTCATATCGTGACAACGCATTCTGTCATCACCTACAGTTTTTCGTAGTGCCAAAAAGTCTTCAATATCAGAATGCCATGTTTCAAGATAAGCACACCCCGCACCTTTTCTTTTTCCACCTTGATTAACTGCAACAAGCATATCATTGTAAAGTTTCCAAAAGTATACAGGTCCTTGATTGATTCCGTTCGTTCCTTTGATGTAACTTCCTCTTGCACGAAAGTTGGTGATATCAAATCCAAGACCACCTGCGAATTTGCTTTTTCTTGCTTCTTGCCAAATGCCATCAAAAATTCCATCAATAGAATCATCAAAGGTATTAAGATAACAACTACTAAGTTGACTATGAGTTGTTCCACTATTAAACAAAGTTGGTGTGGAACTTACTACATCAAAGCAACTAAGAGTTTCATAAAACTTTAATGCGTATGCTTGTCGGTCTTCTGGTTTTTCATTTAATGCCAATCCCATTGCAATACGCATCCACATTGCTTGTGGAGTTTCCATACGACGTCCTTCTATATGCAAAAGATAACGATCATAAATGGTTTGTATTCCAAGATACTTCCAATCTTTTTCTCGTTCAATATTAAGTTTCGCACTAAGTTCACGCAAATCAAAACTTTCAAGTAACTCTTCATTGAGAATTTCTTCACGGACTAATCTACGCATATTCGTAATAAAACTTTTACGATACTGAAGTTCAAACGCATCACTATCCACTCCTTCTCCAAATACTTCTTTGTAAATTGTATTGAGAAGCATTCTTGCAGCCATATAAGCATAATTGGGTTCGAATTCAATCTTAGACCTTGCACTCATAATAAGTGATTTGTCTATTTCAGTTGTAGTAACTTTGTCGTACAACTTTATTTTGGCATCAATCAGAACTTCACTTGCACTTACATTATCTAAATTTTTGGCGGCACGGTTTGCACATTCGTTGATTTTATCAACATTAAAGTCTTCGAGTCTACCATTGCGTTTTTTAACTTTCACTTGTAACCTTTTGTTAGAATTTTATATTAACATTATAATTTAATTATAGAAAATATCTTTGCAAATTTCTCTGCAAAAATACATACTATATATACAGAATTTTTTAACCAATATCAACACTATCTTCGTTATTATATGAATTTTTATTGTTCATTTGGTCGTACTTGGATTTAAGAAGATTCTTTGCGCCATTATCAGAATCATTCATTTCCACCATTATTTCCGCACCCTTTGTACTTTTTTCATCATATATTTCAATAACACCCGAAGACGTATCAACTCTACTTGGAAATGTCAAACCATCGGGTCCAAACCGATTTTTAATGACATGAAATCTACCTGTGTTACTGACTTTGTCAGTTGCTTTTCTTGATAAACTTATCACAAAGTCTGCCGTCATTATTTTCCGATAACTATCAGCAACTTTCTGTGCTTCAATAATATTATCTTCTAACGATGAACGACTTGCTTGTGATGCAGTCCACACAGGTACTCCGAGTTCGCCCGCAAGGCCTCGGAGATCCTCATAAATTCCTCCTTGCTCAACATAACTGTTGGCATTGTTTCCGTGATTACCAGGAGATAAAATATCTGCATAGTCAATCACAACCATATCAACGGGATATCCCATTGTATTTGCTAAATTTGCGTGTGCAAGAATTGTACTTACTCCTACACTTTTCGTTGGATATTCTTTGATAAGAAGTTTTCCTTTGATGTTTGCTACAACATTTTTTACAGTTTCTTCGTGTTCAATAATATCTTGAAACGGAATACCTGTAAAACAACTATCATAACGAAGACCTACATAGCACTCGTTAAGTTCCATTGTATAATGCAAAACATTTTTTCCCATTTTCATTGCTGACTTACCAAGAGAAGCAAGACACCAACTTTTTCCTCCACCGGCACTACTGATGATAACACCAAGTTCTCCTGGACCCAAACCTCCGTTTGTTAAATCATCAATGACTTCCCATCCTGTGCCTATTGTATCACGTGCAGTTTCTGACATTCTAAGTTCAATGTCACGTGCATAATCATGACCCATGTCACGTGCAGTTCCTGCTTTTAATGCGTCATCAACTATTCGTTTGATTGATTCGTATTGACCACCTTTGAGAAAGTCAACACTTTGCATAATTGCATTTTTAAGTTTTTGGTTCTTACAAAAGTCTAAAAATTCGTTTTTAACAAACTCTGTATCATTTAGATCAACTTGTGTAAATATATTTCTTAGTTGATCTATGATTGCAGCTTTTAATGAATCAATTCCTACATCATCGCATTTAATTTTGAATACATCTAATGTTGCAGTCTTTTTGTATTTTTGGTGATGAGTTAAAATCTCATCAACAATCCATTTATGTGCTTCACTTTCCCAATACTCAGTTTCAATGATATCATGCGTTCTGTCCAAGAATTTTTTATCATCAATTAAAGCACGAATTGTTTTACTTTGAAATGCAGTTCCAAACTTTTGTAAGGTATCCACATTATTATTATTAGTCTCCGTCATATTTAATAAACTTTATCAGATGACTCTGGTTGAATCAAGTCTATTTATAAAAAAACTACGAATTACTTGTAATTGCATAGTTGTTCAGAACGGTCCAAGTTTCCATAAGCCAGTTATGATGATTAGGAAACGCAGCCCATAGTTGGTCTTCTGCGAACTTTTTGCTAAATTCAAATTTATTAAGTTCAGTTACAGGAGAATCTACATGATCAAATATTTTCGTTTGCATACTTGCAGGAAGAATACTATCTTTCAATTGCATCAAATCATAGTTTCGTTTAAGTAAACTCTGATTATCTTCTTTCAAAAAGTTTTTATACAAAGGCATTTCTTTGAGTTTATCTTCTGAGATTTTTATTAAGTCTTCTCTGTTTAATTGAGTATCTGTTGCTAGTTCTGGAAATGCAGTTTTAAGTTTTTTTTCACCCACACCTTTCATTCCATCTATATTATCTCCACGATCACCGTCAATGGTTCTGTATAATAGAAAATTATTTGGATGAATTCCGTATTCATGTGATACTTTTTCGGGTGTATAAACCGTTCGTTTTGTTGGACTATAAACAGTTACATCTTCATCTACCAATTGAAGAAAATCTTTGTCGGTGCTCATTATGGTACATTTTTTACCAAGACCACTAAAGTAAGAACGAGCAAGTAATGCCATAACATCATCTGCTTCAACACTATCCATACAAATGGTAGTAACAGGAAGAAGATTTAAATATTCAATGAGTTTCACGATTTGATACTTCATTGAACATTTAAATCTTCTTA